TCTTGCTGCATTTAAAGTTCCGCTTGTTAATAAATCAGCACTATGATTTCCGAGTGAAAATGTAAACGACTCTGTTGCAGTTCCGCCAGCATCTAAGTTTGTTATAGATATGCCAGTTCCAGCTGCTACATTTGCTCCGTCTAAAACTGTTACCGCTGCGTTAACGCCTTGCTGTGTTCTATAAAGAAGTAAACCCTGCGAAGAGTCAAATCCTAGCTCTCCATCTGCGGTGAGATTACTTTTTTCTAAATTATCAAAGGTTAATATTCTTACTGCACAATCTTCAATGTCAGAAACTCTACCAGATGGAATTGTCCCAGAGTTAAGGTTTGAAGCATTACCAGCAGTGAAACCTCCCGAAGTTCCTGTGATATTGCTTGAAGTAAGCGCAACTGTTCCTGTTGTATTTGGAAAAGTGTATGTTCTATCAGCAGTTATACTTTCAAAACTTAAAAATCCTTCATGAGTAGATTGACCTCCTTTTGCAAATCTATAGGAACTAGTACCATTATTTCCTCTAAAAAAAATAGCTCCGCTTTCTTCCTCACCAGCTTCAAAAATAATATTATCGGCAGCGTCTAATTGGACATCATTAGTTAAACCAGTAGCTTGTATGGTTATTTTTTCAGCTTTTGTGAAAGTGGCTGGTAGCCTTGCTGTGTTTAATGTTCCAGCATTAATGTTAGATGCGTTTCTGTAGTATGAACCTTCCTGACCATCTAGTAAATCCGAATCGAGGTTACTTCCAGATCCATCATTACCAGCGTGAAATACCTTGTTTCCTCGCCAAGTTAAAGCATCATTACCAGAACCAACAATTAACTGGTTTGTAGAATCATTGTTTCCATTTCTTATATAAACATTAGAGCCAGTTGTCGCTGAAATATATGTATGAGTATCATTACTAATCATCATATATTCCTGCCCTGTTTGGTTTGTGTGAAAAATACCTTTAAATTGCGAAGCATTTACCCAGCTTCCAGCTTCTAGACCGTTTATTGTTATATTTTCAGATGATGAATCTACTGCATCTGATCTTAAAAAACTTGTTGAATCTAAACTGTCTAACGTTGCTGCATCAACACTGGTTAAATTAGCACCATTTCCATATAAATTATCAAAATAACCATTAGCAAATCTAAGATCGTTTTGACCAATGTTTATTGTGCTATCACTTGAAGGAACTATTTTTGTATGAGCTTTGATTTGAGTTTCAAATAAATCTAAAACACTTGTTAAAGTTGTATTAGTGCCACCAGTTACACCGCTTTTCACTTCAAAAAACATCGCAGCAGCAGTAGTCGAATCTGTATTAACTTCTATTCTTGCTGCATTTCCGTTTTGATCTGGAACACCATTTTGATGGTTGAAGCATAAATTCGAGTTACCCTTTCCATCATTAATTGTTAAAGCAATACTTCCTGATCCTCTACCAGCAACTAAATCTCCATCGGTAGAATAATCTCCAGTTCCAGATGTTTTTCCAGATAAATTATCAAAGCTAAGTCCTGTAATGTATCCAGCACCATTTGTTAGTTGATTATTGTTAGTGACATTAGTAGCACCAGAAGCAATACCATCAAGTTTTGACCCATCAGAAGCTACATCTCTTCCATCTACAGTTCCATCACAGGAAATATTGCCTGTTACATCAAGACCAGCTTTTATTTCAGTTGTTCCATTAGCTAAAATTTGAAATCTTATTGCAGAATTAGTTTGATCTCTAACACCAAAATTACCATCTCCATTTTGTATCCTATAATCGGAGTTATTATTTGTATCCGTTAATAATATTGTTGGAAATGAATTAGATATTTGTATATTAGAGGTAAAAACTGGCGAAATTTTTGACCCTGCTATTGCTGCGTTTGAAGCTACTTTTGCATTATTAACAACCCCATTGTCAATTGTGAATGTCGAACCTGAGTTTGATACTGTTATATCGCCCTTATCTCCGTCACTAACTCCAGCAGCAGCACCTATTTCTGCGACAGTACCATCATCTTTTTTGGTAAATAAACTTGCGTTATCTGTTCTTAAGGCAACTTCTCCGACAACTAAATCACTAGCACTTGGGTCACTACCAGAACCCCTTTTAAGCTTAATTTCGTTAGCCATTAGCTAAAGCCTCCAATAAATCTAGTAGCTGCCGCCGTCTATATCAAAGCCTGACACGCTCCCATTTTCTAGAAATGTTACTAAGTCTGAAAGTGCTACTTGAACCATAGTACCGTTGTCGTTTATGACCATACGATCTGCCAAGGCTAAAGTTGTTGAAGTTGCAGATGTACCACCGTCTAAGATATTTAATTCAGCAGTCGTAACAGTTGCACCATCAAGGATTGCTGCTTCAGCTTGCGTCAAATCAGCTAATTTAGCAGCGGTATTTTGTGCCATTGTTGCAAGTTCAGTTAATTTATCTGAGTGTGGTTCTACGTCTGTTCCAATTACTAACCCAAGATTTGTTCTTGCACCTGACGCACTGGTGCTTCCTGTACCACCGTCAGAAACAGCTAAAGTTCCTGTAATAGAACTAGCAGAAAGGTTGACAGCAAGTTCAGTAGATTCGATAACAAGTCCACCATTGGATTTTAGATCAACCGAAATTGTATTACCAGATTTTTGTAAACCATCTGCTGTAGTAATTTGTCCAGCACCAGAAAACTGTGCAAACGTTAAGTTATTACTTCCAACAACTGCTGATCCTGAGTTGCTTGTACAAACAAAGCCGTTGTCAGCATTGACACTGCCTTGTTCAATGAAAGTAAATACGCCTGCTGCATTAGCCCCAGCTGCTAAGTCATCAACCCTTGATGGTGAAGATCCAACTTTATAAATACCATTTTGACTAGCTGTTGATTGATCTTTGACAAGAACACGATCATTTGTTGAAAGAGTTACACCATCTAAAGTATCTCCATTATTAAGTGCCGTAGAAATTGTTATATTTCCTGTAGTTGCTGCCACACAAGAATCTTTAACATCTAATCCTTGTGCAGTAGCTTCAACAAAGCCCTTGGTTGCTGCATCTTGAGCATTTACAGGATCAGATAAATTTGTGATATTTTGTGAGTTTAAACTTACACTCGCAGTAGGAGCAGACATTTGATCAAGTCTGTTTGTTCTGACACCATTATCAAAATCACTTATTTTTGTATGAACTATTGATGGTATATCTCCAGCCACCAATGCTCTGAATGTAGGTGCTGCATCTGATCCACTTGTTGGGCCTGACAGCACTCTATTTGCAGCAATAGTCGTATCTTTATCAAAAAACTTACCTTCCCCAGCTATGGGTTCAATTGTTGTAGCAGAACCTCCAGCGCCTCCAGTTCCTATACCAATAAATAATGTTTTACTACCCTCAGCAAAAGCCAACTCAGCATTTGCTAATGTTGTTGGTGCAGATGACCCTGTAGATCTTTTTATTCGTACTGTGTTAGCCATTGTTAAAAATTGCCCCCATCGACAAGTGTGAGTTTAGTAGTAGTTGCATCTGCTTTAAATTTAGCAGAACTCTGGTCATAGTACACCACAGATCCATCAACCTTAGCAGATTCGTCTAGATCTAATCCTTTTGGGCCTTGTGGCCCTTCTGTCGTAACAGTAATAACAGTAGAAATGCCCTCATTAACTGTAACAGTATTAGTGGTTTCATTAACTTCTACAGTGTTTTTAGTTTCTGAGATTGTAACTGTATTCATGCTGTATAGCCCTCTGATACAAATATAGTGCCTTCTAAATAATATTCCTTTAATCCGCTTGCATTTGTAAGAGCAACGTCATATTTTAATTCATTAGGACTAAAAGTTTCTGTTTGTGTATCTGTTAATGCTATATCTACTGTCCCGTTAACTCTATTTGTATATGTGACAGCAAAATCAGCATATTTATTGCTGCGTGGTTTGTCCCATACTTGCGCTGCAACAGTATATCCAATTAAAGAGATTGCGTTGTTGTTACTATCTTTAAAAACGATCTGAATATTATGGTCTGCTCTTCTTTGAACAGTGAAATCATAAGTACCAGCTTGAATTGCCATTTAGCTATATGGTGATGCTCCAAGTATATCAGTTTTCCATTGAGCTTTTAGTTCTGCTTCAGTAGAAGCGGCTTCAATAGTTGAGTCAGCAGGGGCATCTCTCAAGGCTTGTTTTTTTGCAACAATATCAGTTGTTGATGTCCCTGTTTCCTGTGCCTTTTGAAATTCAACATCAAGTTCTTGCAGTTTTTCTATTCTTTGAAATCTTATAGCACTTCTATGTAAAGCTCTAGCTTTAGCCATGTCCGTTTTAATAATACTCATGATAAGTCAGCCTCTCCAACCCCATCTGTAAGATCCGCTTCGTCAACAATCCAAGCATTTCTAAAAGTTGTGTCAGAAGGTATTTCAGACTTTGGAACTATTTTAAACTTAAACCCTTTAGGAACGTCTTTTACCGCAATTTCTTCTACTGTTAAACCACAATTATCAGAAGGACTAACGATAGCAACTGTTCCATCTTCTTGCTTAAATAAAATTCTACTATCAGAATTTGCCATAATCGTTTTTCTTAAGTATATCAACTTTACCTTAAAGCAGCAAAATAAATACTATGACCGTCAACATAATTGTTTGTAGATGTATTTCCTCTATGTATGCGACAGGCACTAGCACTCATCAGAGTTGGCCCTGTTGTTGAGTTACCTCTTATAACGGTTTGTATCTGCGCTCCCGCAGTATCGTGTCCTAAAGTTGCCAAAAGAGGAGTATAGTTTGAATCTGTAAGATTATTTGAAAAATTAACGGTATAATCTCCTGTTCCATTATCTGTAATTGAACTAACATTGGTTTGATTTCTAATAGAAACACTGCCCGTTCCTTTAAAATTCACAAATGCTTTTACTGAAGCTCCACTAAGATTGGTTAAATTTGCACCACTTACTGCTGGTAATGTTGACGGAAATCTTGCATCAGGTATTGTTCCAGATGTCAAATTACTCGCATTTAAACTGCTTAAATCAGCAGTAGGTGTTGCGAAAGATAAAGTGCCACTTCCATTTGTTTTTAAAAATTGACCATTACTTCCATCTGCTGTGGGAAGTGTGAGCGTGAAACTTGTGCTTATAGTAGCAGCAGCCCTTAAACCAACATAATGTGAACTATTATTATCTCCGAATCTCATTTCGTTTCTTAATCTTAAAGTAATTCCGCTGGTGCTAAATATCATTTGTTCTGTGCCACTAGAACTAAAACCCATAACATTGGCTTGTTTTCTATATAAACCTAAATCTGTGTCACCGTTAAAACTTAATTTTGGTGCTGCTGGTGTATTGCCATTTTGAAGTTTTAATACTCCTGTCATTGTCCCTCCAGATTTAGACAATAAACCGAAATTAGTTTGACTTACATCTCCTAGAGTTACATAAGCCGAGTTTGCAGCATTTCTTATTTTTAAAAGATTATTACTACTATTTATGTGCGGTTGATAAGCTGCTACATTTGCAGTTCCAGATGGATCTCCCGCAGCACTATTAAAAGTTCTTAAAGATTCAAGAATGTCCTTTAGTGCTGTTCTAACAGCAAGACCAGTACCATTGCTTGGTGAAAAATTACTTGATGATTCTTTGCCAGTAGAGTTGACTCTTGCCATTTACCTAAGTTCCTTTACCATATCCTAACGCTTGAAATGTGAATTTCACATCAATCACTGCGTTAGATGAGTTCTTAAATATTATTGTAAAGCCTTGCCCAGATATAGCACTTAGAATGTAAAATCCTCCAGATGGCATATCTTCTGGTGCAATAGCTATTGATGGCAAAAATGCAGTAGTTGAACCACCTATTGAGCTTGTTCCTGTAAAAAATCTTTTACCAAATACCACTGCTAGACCACTATTAGAAGTTCCTGACTGTAAAGGTGTTGAGATTATATTTCCTCCTGATTGATATTTGTTTTCTGTTCTAGATGGTAAAAAAGCATCAAATCCTAATTCTGTAAATTTTGCATTTTCATTAGCATCTAAAGATATAATTTGTGAGGTGAATTTAAAAGCTCTGCCTACAAAAGTTCCATTAATTAAAGATTGCAAGGCACCAAAAGAAGAACCATTTTGTGATGTTTGTACTTGTAATTTTTGTTTAAGTCGTTCACTTCCTTCTCCATCAAAATTTAATCTTGCATCTAAATCTGGAATAGAATCAAATTGATCTGAAACTAAAAAACCTTCAGAAACAATGTGTCTCTGTAGTCTAAGATTTCGTACAACAAATCCTAAATCTAAGGTAGAAGCAAAATTATATGTTCCATTTAAATTATTAGCTGGATTTGATAACTGCAATGCACCCGAAACAACACTTAAATTTGTTTTTGTTCCACTAAAAGATGGGTGTTCTCTTTGACTTTTTATCAATAATTCATCTGCAATTTCTGGCAAAGAAAGTTCTGCTTTTGCTTCTGTCACTGAAAGTCTAGAACCTATGTCACGAAATTTTAAAGAATAAGTCCCTGTCAATGCTGGCAGTATTATTTCAGTAGTACCTCCGTTAATGTTTTCATTTAAGTCTGTTGAATTGGCAAAAGTTGCTGATGCTAAAGAATTAGGACTGTGCCGCACAATGCAATTTCCCCCAAATTCAACGTCTAAAGATGTTGTCTTATTCCATGAAAGTCTAACTTGAGAATTATTTATTGGTTCTATTTCAAAGCCAGTTGGATTTTCTGGAACAGCTGTTAATCCTAAAGTGTCGATACTTACTTCAGTTGGGCTTGCACTTCTTTCCCCATTACTGTTAATTGTATAAAGATGTATTTTATAAGTTCCAGCTTCTGACGGTAAAATTTCAAATTCAGATTGTTGAGTGTTGACAACAACTGGGTTTTCATCATCTTTTGTATAAATTAATTGATAACCAGAAGCACCTTCTACAGCTTGCCAATCAATAAATAATTTTGGTACTGGTCTATTATTGTTTAATATTATAATTTCTTGTATAGCTTTTGTTCCATCTGGGGCATCAACAATTTGCGGTGATGGTAACAAGCTAGTTAAAAGATTAATATTTTTTACTTCTAAATCTTCTCCATCTTCCACTGCTGCATATTTACCTTCATTGTGATTTATTGCTGTTATGGAAAAAGTTTTATTAGTATTTTCTTTTACACTTGTAACTCTAAAAGATTGAACAGATAAAGTAGCAGACTCTAAAACAAAAGCACTATTAAGAACTGGAGCAGTTGAAAAATTTGAAGATACAGTTACCCTTGTAAAACCACTTGCAAGAGTTTCATATTGACTTATAGATTTTGTCTCAACTGTTCCATCTGTCATGAGACAACTTATTAATGGAGAATCTGTCAAACTTGGCAAATTTGTTGCAGTCTTACCATCAATAACTAAATTATTGACTGAAGAAGATTTAACAATACCGCCTCTTCTTGTTGCTGATTTAACATTGTCAGAAATTCCGATAATATCTCCAATCCTTAAAACTGCACCAGCAGCAATAGTAGTTATAAAGACAACTGTTTCTGTTTGTGTTTGTTGTGTATTTAAAAACCACTTTCCAACCCTTTGTGCTTGACCTCTTGAAGTAGTTCCGAATGTAGTTAAATTTTTTGTTTGAGTTCCATATTTATTTTGAGCATTAGTATCTTTAACCGTTACATAATCAATATCTTGTAATTCTAAATCAAAATATGAAACATTTATAACATTAAATCTTGTTTTTGATGAACTTCCACTATACGTGAAAATTCCATCAACTACATTTGCATTGTTAAAAATATAATCAAAAATTATAGAACTTGGATTACTTTGATCTTTTGGTGCGTCTTGGGCAATTTTAATAGTTCCTTCTTCATAGTATGGCATCGCTCTCATAACAGAACAAATGTCCCTAATGGTTGCCATTGCATCTCGTCTGTTTTGCAAATTTACATTTATTGAGAAACGTGGTTCTTGTCCACCAAGTCCGTCATCAACTAAAGCACTGCAATATGTACTTACACCATAGAAAGTAAAAGGGTCAAGCTCATTTTCGGGTAAAGCACACCCGCTTATTGTATCTGTTAGTAAATCATATAAAACCCATGCAGGGTCACTGCACCATGCCTTATCTGTTTTAAATGTTCCATTAAAATTACCGCTGTAAATTAATCTTCCATTTGTGATATCAACTGAAGAATTATGAGGAATTTTAATAAGTTTGCCTCTTATCCTAAAAAATCTTGCTGGACTGCTTGGAAATAATTCAGAACTAAATCTCAATGATGAATAAGCAATGTTCGGATAATTGTTTTGCTCTCTTATTATTTGTCTTATTTCACCTAATCTCATAGTATTAAAGGTATTCTCATCTCCAATATCATTGCCTCTTTCTACACTTACTGTCACAGGGAAAAAAGTGCTTGTATTATAACCAGAAACATTTTTTAAATTAATACCATAGTCTCTGTTATATGGATTAAAACTTTTACCAGTTATAGTTTCATTATGAACAGTTTGTGCTGAACCATTATTAGGATTTACTTTTATAATGACATTTACTGATGTTGACTCTCTGTTACCATTTTCTGTATTTATTTTAAAAAATTGATCAAATCTTACTTTTAATTGGACTGTATCAATCTCTGTATTTGTTATTGTTCCTTGTCTTGCAGTAGCTGAACCATCAACTGGAAATGTACATTCCAAACCTTTATCACCTGTAATAACCTCACTGCTTTGCTGTTCTGCCGCAAATAAAACCTCATTATTTGCAGTACCGTCTTGAAATTCAAAAGTGATTTTATCTTTTGGATAATTAAACTCAGAATCTTCTGGACTTGTATTACTTGCATCAGCTTGTAAAACCGCAGTTTTGTTAAGAAATAAATCTTTTAAAAAAGCATTTTTGTATTCTGTGCTTGTTTTATTAGTAATGCCAGCTTTGCTTGCTGTTGCACTTCCTTCAATTTGACCTTCAGACAAAGCATCGACAACTGTTCCAAAATCAATTGACTTTAATTTATTATCATCTAATAAAGCATCAACAATAATTCTTGGTTCAAATACCATTCTTTATGCCTCATTAACAACTTGAAAAGTATCGACAGAAGAACTAATAATAGTGCTTCCAACTAACATCTCTCCATAAACTATATTAATTGCAACACCTTGTTTGGAATTATTTAAAAGGCCAGAAAAAGAAAAGCCTTGATCTTTGGGATCTTCTTGTCGCTCACCCAATGGCTGTGGATCAGGTGTGAGCATACTTGTAATCCCATCAACAACTAAATTTGTTCCGATCATAGTTAAACCACCAGCAAGAATTGTACCTAATAGAGTTTCACCAAATACAGTCGCTGCAATTGCGTTGCCTCCAATCAAACTACCAATACCCACAAGGATTCCAAGAATTTCACCATGTACAACAGGAATTATTTTTATATCACTATCTGTTTGCATATCAAGCAATTCTTCTGTCAGTCTTAAATCGCCAGCCATTATGCAATATTCTTGGTCTTTGATATGTTGTTTTAATTTTGGATAATTATTTATTAAAAAACTAAATGCCTCTTTTGCCGAATTTGCTTTAATTAAAAATTCAGACTGCCCTATAAATTTTCTTAATCTTCCATAAATTTTTAATTTAATCATTTATTTCAGATGGATATATAACAATAATAGACTCAGATTTAGGTTCTACAAGATAAAAAGGTAAATCTAAATACTTACAAGCCATTCTATCAGTATGGCTAAATGCAAGCTCTCCATCGGGGTGACTGTGTACTATACCAAGAACCTCTCCTTGATCTTCGCCTTTGGCATAGTCTAGAGGATCAATAACAAAAGATTTTTCCTTATAGCTTTTGGAAATATTTTTACATTTCCAATAAATATTTTTGTTGTCGATTTTGATAATTAAACCACAGCACTCCTCTGGATATGCCTGTTGAGCATCAACAAAAGCATCTTTGGCCCATTCATACTCTGTCATTAAATAAACGTCCCCACAGCTGGAAATAGATCTCTTGTAACAACTCTTTGGGGTATTATTTTATTTTCTAAATCATGGGCAGCCACAAGTTCAAATTGTATAGTTGATCTATTTTCTACAGCTTTTCTATCTATAACATAAATTTCATCTTTCATTCTGTCAGTACTTGGTGATCCAAAAGGATTATTGCCTACAAAATTAGTATTATCCAAAGCTGAAGCTAATGGCATTTTTCTTGTGAATTTAGCACCAATTAAGTCATTATTTGGGGTTACAGTGTTAACAGCTTGTAAAAAATCACTCATTGTTATAACTTGATTGGTGGAGAAATCTCTAACAATACCTCCAAGATTTGAAAATGTTAATGTTGGTCTAGAAATAACACCAGTGCTTTTTTTTTCAAAACCTTCTGCTTTTACTGCCACTCTTTGATAGGAATTAGATCTATATTGAACCTCCCCAAAATTATTCATATTAGCACCAGAATGAAATCTATAAATCGTTGGTAGACTTTGTGGATTACCTGTTGCAATATGTTTGCCAATAGTTAATTCAAGTTCATAAAGCTCAATAATAGAACTTGGATTTATTTTATTTAACTCAGAAAAAGGAATTGCCATTATGGTTCTGCAACCTCTTCAAAATTAAGATTTATAGTCACTCTGTCATTTGAAATTCTTGACCTTGATCTCTGGGTGCAAATAAATTTTGGTGAAACTGTGAGGTCAGGAAATACTTTTTGAAGAAAGTTTGTAGAAACGTCAAAACTTGCTTGATCGTCAAATCTATCATTCAAAAAATCATTTATAGTTTTTGATTGTGTGGTTGATACATTAAATGTCAATCGCACTTGAAGTAATCTTTTGTTTTCTGGTAATCCAAAAACTAGACGTTGCTGATACCCGTCACCCAAGTTAACCTGCAAAGCCTGTTGATTTGCTTGCTCTTGAGAGTTATATAAAGGCAAAATATTTGGAAAAGTAGCCATTAATTTAAAAGACCTCCTGATCTTTTCTGATTTATTATTTCTAATTGAATAGCTGCTGCAAGCTGTTCACCAAACTGATTAGCATTTGCATCATCACCTTGAACAGCAGTGCCTGAAGCATCTACATTTACAACAATATTATTTGTTATTGATTCTCCACCCATAGGCACAGAAGGCAAAATAGTTCCAGATGTTCGAGGAACAAATAATTCTGGTCTACGTTCTCCAACAATATAAGGTTGATTTGCTCTTACAGGCCCACCTTTTTCCTTTCGTCCAAACAAACCACCTAAAAGTTTTCCAAAAAAACCACCACCAGATGCAGCCTTTCCAAAAGCTTCACTGAAACCACCAAAAATTCTGTCTAGCTGTGCATCAATAATTTTATCTCTAATTCTATTTAATACACCTGACATTGCTTCGCCAAAAGATTTCGCACCTGTTATAGCATCTCTTAAATTATTTTTAATACTACCTTCAATTTCTTCACCTATAGCAGTCATTTTTTCTTTAAGTTTTTCAGTTGCTTCTTTTTGTTTTTTTAATAATTCTTCTGACTTTTTATGCTCTTCGTTTTGTCTTTTCTTTTCTCCTGTTATTTCTTTTTCTTTTTCTAAGGTTCGATTTCTTTCATGTAGTAACTTAATGTCCTCTAAAACTTCTGCTCTTTTGTTTTCAAGATTCTTTTTAGTTCTACCGTTTGCATTTACTAATCTTTCATTGATTTCTGTTAATATTTCTTTTTGCTTTGTTAGTGCATTTTTAACTTCTTCTCCAGCACCTTTTGTAATCGTATCATTTAATTCTTTTTGCTCTCTTCTAGTTTGTATTATTTTTGTCGCTACAAATCCAAGAGCTAATGCAAAAGCTCCAATTCCACTTGCAGCCAAAGCGCCAGACAAACCAAGAACTGCAATTTTTAAAGCTCCTACTTTGACGGCAAATGCAGCAACAGCCGCTTGAGCTAAAGGTGCAACAACAGCAATAGCTTGAATTGAACCAGCAATAGTGGTTAAAAGTAAAGCTGCTTTCCCAGCATCTGAGTTTACAAAATCTGTTACTTTTACAATAAATCCTGTCAAAGCCTTTGTCACTTCCATAACAGCGGGTCTTAATTGATCTCCAAAAGCTCTTGATAAATCCTCAGTCGCATTATTAAAATCTTTAAAAACTTGTGTCGGGTCGTTCTCTAATAACTGCTTTAAAAACCCACTTCCCTCATTTCCTATTCTTCCTAAAGCTTTGAGTACAACATCACTGGTTAATTCACCATCAGCGGCAAGTTTTTTTAGTTCTCCTATGGTTACACCAAGTTCTTCAGCAATAGGAGCAAGAACTGTTGGTACTTGTTCTGAAACACTCCTAAATTCATCACCAGCCAGCCTTCCTGAGCCGAGAGCC